AACCGCGATTCCTCGCCCTGCTTAAAACAAAATTCTCACGAATTTTATCCTCGAACCTTTTCAACTTTTAACAATATGGTCCTCTCACAAGTACGTGATTACTTCTCAGAACGGCTCATTCACCTCAAAAGAGATTGGAAAATTTACCAACAATCCCTCTCGAATGCTGCTACCGCTGCTCAAGTTCACCTCGACACAGACATTGCAAGACTCGAACATGGCATTAAATCAAGCCTTTCCGACCCCCAACGCAACGCCGCTTACCAAGCTGAAGCTTCCAACATCGAAGACATTCTTTACAATACCAACCAACAAAGAGGTTTTCCTGCTGAGTTTTATCTTCCCGCCCCCGACCGCGAACTTCCCCCAGAACGGATTCCCCCTTCCGGTATCATTCCCCTCCCTTACACGTTTGCCCGCTCCCAAATAGTAACCGCATCCACTGACGTTCCCGAAACTGGATTCCGCATCGACATCCGCATCGAACGCATCCTCAGACACCGCTACCCGCAGTTCCTTCCCTACGTCCGTAAATACGTACGCCCTCTTGGCACCACCGACGCTACAACGTCCGATTTCCTTAAACCCCAGTTTATCTCAGAGCCTATTCCCGATGATCGTAAGAACCGCATTCTTGATTTGATTATTTCATTCTTTTCTGTGACTCCTGTTCTTCCTATTCATTTCATCGATTCCCTATGGGACAAAACACCGCTACACACTGGCACCGGTTATTTCAACCGACACTCCTTCACCGCCCGTGCTCACGCCGCGTTCTCTGCCCCCGCTCTCTATGAATCCCGGCCCACTTCCAAAGGATACTTTATCAACGCATTCCTTGAAACAGCCCGAACAATCATTCATTACGTTAAACAATTCGGATTCCCCTTCGATCCCGCTAAGACTGACAACATTGCATCCTCACTACGCTCCTTCTTCCTAAAGCGTCCGACTATGCTTTTTACCCGCAACCATATTTCAGACAAAGATGGCAACCTCAAACAACGCCCCGTTTATGCCGTTGACGACCTTTTCCTTCGTCTCGAATCTATGATCACCTTTCCCCTCCACGTCCTCGCACGCAAGGCCGAATGCTGCATCATGTACGGATTAGAAACCATCCGTGGCTCAAACGTCGCACTAGACAAGATAGCACAAAACTATCGTTCATTCCTTACCATTGATTGGTCCGCCTTTGATCAACGCCTCCCACGCGTAATCACAGACATTTTCTGGACTGACTTTCTTGAACGGCTCCTTGTAATATCTCATGGTTATGCTCCCACCTTTGACTACCCCTCATATCCTGACCTGACCCCCGATAAGATGTTCCAAAGAATAGACAACATTCGCTGGTTCCTGCACACATGGTATAACAACATGGTCTTCGTCACCGCTGACGGATTCCCTTACGCACGCACATGCGCTGGTGTACCCTCTGGCCTTCTTAACACGCAGTACCTCGATTCCTTCGGAAATCTTTTCCTCATCCTGGATGGACTCATTGAATTTGGCTGTTCCAACGCTGAAATCAAAGACCTTCTTTTCCTCATCATGGGTGACGATAATTCGGTATTCTCCTTATGGTCAATCGCCAAACTCGAAGACTTTCTCTCTTTCTTTGAAGGATACGCCCTCCGCCGATTCGGCATGGTGCTGTCCAAAACGAAATCTGTCATCACAGTAATTCGTGGAAAAATAGAAACTCTATCATATCAGTGTAATTATGGCAAACCACGCCGCCCCCTCGGCAAGCTGGTCGCACAGCTGTGCTACCCTGAACGTGGCCCTCGCCCCAAATACACTTCTGCTCGCGCAGTAGGCATGGCTTACGCCGCCTGTGGCATGGACTCTACTCTCCATGACCTTTGCCGCGACATATACTACGAGTTCGCCGACGACGCAGTCTCCGATGAAGAACCTTTCTTCTTCGAGCACGTTCAACAGTACCTCCCCGGCATACTAAGGACTGACGAGACACTCCGTGAACAGATTAATCTGACGCGCTTCCCCTCTCTCCTCGAAGTCCAACAACATGTATCACGCTGGCAAGGCCCACTGTCGTACTATCCCAAATGGGATCGTGCCCACTTCATCAACGACCCTGACGTCATTCCACCTTCTGCTATCACGATGGCCGAATTCCGCGCTGAACACTCCATTCCCCACCGCGAAGTTCCTTCACTCTGGCACTAGGCTTAAAGTTTTGCCTTTAATTTTTTCTAGAAATAGATTTCTTATGGCAGTTTTATTGAAAACTAAAAATAAC